CGCCGTAGCATTACCCTGCAACAACAAACCTGGAATCACAGTCACCAAACCAGCCTCAGGCAAAACCGTCACCTCGATATTCCCATCAGGTGCAGTTGCTTCACCCCACTCAATCGTCAACTTCACCGACGACGTAGAACTGTTTACTGCATACAACCAAATCTCGTCAATCGTCGTAGTCGTAGTCGAAGCAGTATGAATCGCCGTACCAGCAGTAGCAGTCGCAGCAACCTTAATTGCCAAACCTGTACCAGTTGAACCTGCTGGCTGTAACGCTAATTTTGTGAATGTTGCCATATATCTCCTATATTAACTAAATACCTGTGAACCTATAACCAACTGGTCGCTGTCACCAGCAACACTCGGCGGAAGAACAGCCCAAGCAGCATCCGTACCATTAGAAGTTAGCACATAACCATTAGTACCAATAGCAATACGAGCAGGGTCACCAGACGAATTAAGAGTCAACAAATCGCCGCGAGTGGTCATCACCGCAGCAATACGGTTAGCCTCATCAGCGTCAACAGCAGTAAAAACTGGGTAACAAGTAGCACCAGCAGAATGCGAAGCGGCAGTAGTGCCGTCAACGCCACGGGTAATCGAAGACAACGATGAACCTGTGCGTGAACCAACCAAAACTTTTTCTTCAGTAGCCAAACCTGGGTCAATCACCATGTAGAACGGACCGCTTGCGGTGTTGTTCCACGCTGTAACAGTCCCTGTCAAAAGTGCTGAAGTGTCGCCAGCGGTAATTGAGTTCGTGAGTGTACAAGCGGGAGCCGCACCTGCATAAGACCGTCTAGTGACTGCTGCCATTTACACTCCTAATCTTGTACCGAACGCATTGTAACCGTACAGGTTCCTTCCAAATCCCAGTTTCTCTGGAATCCGTCCACAACCTGAAATTCTAAATCTTCCACTACCACGGAATATGTTTCCAAATTCTCTTGATAGTTTACCACTATAGGGTTTGTTACCAAATCCCGTAGTGCTTGTAGTTCTGATTCTACATCAAAATAATACTCGGTGTCATGTACCCGTAGTTTGTGGTGCATGAGGATAGGTACTCGGAATACTTGGCTTCGGGCTGGGGAAGCGTACGCTCTAGCCATCCATCGGGTGAGGGTTGGGGCTGTGGTTGCTGACCCTCGGTTTAGTTCTAGTTTGAATTTGGCTTCAATGAATTTGCCCTGTGGACCTGTCGCTACTGCTTCTGTGGCGAACGCTGTTTGATGTGGTGTCATCGAGTTGTATGCGCCGTCGTCTGATGAGATGTATGGGGTGATTGTGCCGTATAGTGGGGTGGTTCGGATGTCGAATTTGGCTACGAATTTGCGGTCTGGGATACCCCAACGGTAGATACCTGTGACGATTTCTCCTTGTGTCACATAGTTCGCTGAGTCTTCCACATAGACACCTGCGCCTGATACTGCGAACACCCGTTTGCTATTGTAAGTAGCGCACGATAGGACGTTCGCTGTTGAGGTGTGCATGAGGTCTGAGGCGTGGGCGGGGGTGTTTGTTGCTATCAAAGATGACAGGTCTAGTCTGCCTAATCCTGTGGATGTGCTGTCGTATTGTGACCAGTTGTACCACACGTATTTGTCTTCGGCTGTGAACGATACAACGTCGCCTGTGGTTGGGATTAGTGCACCTGCTGTGAGATTCCCTGCGCTGTCTGGTGTCGAGTATCGGACGCCTTTGTTTGTGCCGATAAATATTCCGCCGAGGTATCCGTAGATGGCTTTAGGTACTTCGCCTGTTGGTAGGTCGAGTGCTACGACTGGTTGGTCGAGTACGCCTGCCGAGGTGATGGTGATTTTGTAGATTGCGCCTCGGTCACCTGAGTAGCCTGATGCGTAGATTGCGTTTTGTCCTGATGCGAAACTTGTCCAGTTCCATGTGGATATCGGGTGGGCGTAGTCGTCGCCACCGATGTTCCCTGACGGGTCATAGTAGAGGTCGGGTGCGCCTGTTGTGGTGTTGCCTGACACCATGAGGTGTCCTTTAACGAAGTCAACGTAATAAAGTTCGTGACCGTAAGCGACGTTGGATGCGGTGTGTGAAGCATTAACTTTCCATAGTCCGTGGGTGTTTGTTGTGCCAGCGTATGTGAGGTAGACGTTTGTGCCGTCTGATGCGATGTCTCTCGGTGTGCCTGACGGTAAACCTGTTACCGATGTCCATGTTGGTGACGCCGCGAACGGGTCAGATGAGTAGCGGACTGCTGTGCCATCCAACATGTAAAGTTCGTTGTTTGCTACAACTACTTGCAGGTTTGTGTTCGCTGATGAACGTGATTGTTTGGTTGCTTGAAGTAATGTCAACTGTCCTTTTGTCCACGGGTTGACACCTTTACTAGAGTTGTATCGGTAGTCTTGTGCGTCTGCTGTGTCCGCATATTTTTGACCAGCACCGAAATGCCATGATGATTCACCTCGACGCCATAGTCCTTGAGGGTTGATTGCTGCTTCACCTGGGCTTGTTGACTGGTCCACAGAGTCACGTACACGTGGTTCGAAACCTCTGGTGAACGTGCCTGCTTTCTGGTCAACGAGGTATGGTCTGCCGTTGATAGCCAGCGGGAAAATGTCTGGTACTAGTTGGGTGGTTGTTCCGCCCGCAAAAAATCTTGGTGCTGGGTAGAACGCATCGGTGAAACGTAGAAGCGTTGTCACCGTTTAATCCTTAGATAAAAATGTTGGGTATGCTCTTGCTAGACGTGCTGCTTCTGCTTGGATACGGTCGCGTCGTAAACGGATAAGACCTGCGGTGCTGTTCGCTACTGAACCCATTGTTACTTCGTCTGCTCGGCGTGTGTCGCCTTGTGATTCTGTGAAGTTTCGTTTAATTTCTCGTGGTGACATCAACCGTATTTGTGCGCCTAACGCAACGATGTCTGTGACTGTTTCTTGTACACCGCAAGTGGTGTTGATGTCGGTTGCTTCTGTTGTGGCTGAACTGTATGGGGCTTTGTATACGATGCGTAGACGCCCTGGGAATACTGCTTGGTCGAAACGGATGGCGTAACCTGAAGCGAAGTCGTCTGTTGGTACGTCACGTACTAAACGGATTTTGCGGGCTACAGGATAGTCGTCTGTTTGGTATCTAACTGAGACTGTTAGCAGGTCAATGATGCTTGTGACTGATGTGAGGTTTATCATCGCATCTGAACCGTTGTAATCTTGGTTTAATGTTTTGACTTGGAACAGTCCGTGCATCGGAGATGACAGGTCTGCTAGTTCGTCGTTGATTGATTCCAATACTTGTGCACGTGGGAATCGTGGGTTGACTGTGATGATTGCGCCTGCTGTGTGTGCGGCTGCTGTCGTCCCGTTGAACCCTCGTTGAACTGTCAACGTTTTTGTTGGTACGTCTGTCGCCCAGATGTACATTAGTTCTGAATCAATTTCTAATACTTGACCTGTCCGCAGTCCTTCCAGCGGATAGGTGACAACAACACTCGTACCTGATGATGTGAGTGTTGTTGTCAGTAGGTTGCGGGCTTCTACCGTTCCAGATAAAAGTTGCCGCAACGTCCTATCGATGACGACTGCTGCGGTTGTCATTTACTTCTTTTTCTTAGCCTTCTTCATTGGCTTGCCAGTTTTCTTGGCTTCTTTCTTAGCGGCTGCCATACCTTTTGCGGAGTATGAGAACTCTTTTTTTCCTACCATTGGCATGTTATTTGCCTTTCTTGTTGCGTGCGGATATTGCTTTAGCCTTAGCGCGTGCATCGGCTTTCGACGAAGCACCCCAAGCCTGTAAAGATAATAGCAGTCTTGTTGGTTTACCTTTGCTATCTCTTTCAGGTCCTGGCATGTTGCCCATGCGTGCAAGGAAAGATGCACGTCGAGGGTTGTCGCCTGCTTTGACTGGCGGTTTCAATGTGCCGCCTTTGTATGAGGCACGTCCTTTTGCGTTGAGTCCGCCCGCAGGGTTCTTGCCTTCTTTGCGTTGCCACGCTGGTGTTTTAGCCACGGCTTGCCTTCATGTTGTCTCCAATAGGTATCCCGATTGTTTTAATACTTCACGAACATTCAAGACTACAGTATAGGTTACGTTTGGTTTGAAGTTTATGTTGTGGGTTCCGATTGTGGCTTTGATGGCACGTTTAACCTGTATTTCACAGGTTGGTTCTAATGTCGTCCAGTCCGATGGCACAGTTTTGTTTGACGGTTTGACTATCTGTAGTAGTTGTTTCGCTGATGTATCCCAGTTGAATGCTTCTGTTTCTGGTGCTGTTTGTTCGGCTTGCCGACGGTATTTGTCACGGTTGTTGTACATGTCTTTGATGGCTTCGGCTGTTGCTTCAGGGTCGGGTTCATCCCAGTCGCCCATGTTTTGCCATACACCTTTGGCTGTTGGGACGGGTGTGGTTGGGATTCTGTGTGTCGCTAAATCTGAGAACTCTTTGTGACCGTGGGCGTCGGACAGGATGGTAGGTATTCCTGCGGAGATTGCTTGTAGGGGCATCAGTCCGAATCCTTCGCCTCTGGATATGGATATGAATGCGTCGGCGGATGACACTAAATCTCGTTCTTCTTCGACGCTCATCCATTGGCGGTGAACTATGACGTTCGGGTATTCTAAATCTTTTGGTGCGAACAGGTGCGGTGGAACTATTTTGATGTGTAGTTCTGCGTCAGGTAACTGTAGTTTGTTGAATACTTCTAGTACGACATCTAGCCCTTTGCGATACCATTCGGAGCCGCCGCATAACAGTTTAAATTTTTTGTTCGGTTTGCGTGGTTGGGGATGCCAGACGGTGCGGTCTACGCCTAATGGTATGACGTGAACATTGTTGTGAAATTGTGAAAATATTTCCCAGTTATGCAAACTTGGGACAGTAACAGTTTCAAAATTGTTTAGGTAATCGGAGAACTGTGGTGGTAGCCAGTTTGTTTCCCACATTGTTAACAGGTGTGGTACTTGTTGTTTATGCCAACCTTTAATTAGGTTTGGTCTTAACGCAAAAATTGTGTGTTCGGCTTGTTTGTCAAACGTGACATGTTGCGATAATGCTTCACGTAACCCTGACACCATTTTCCCGTAACCGACTTTGATTATGTCGACGCCGACAAGATTCAGGTATTTGGTAGGATGCCCGTCTCTACTTGCCATGATTCTTGTGCACGCCTTTCTACGTCGGCTGCTCCGTCGATACGTTTAGGTTGTAGACCGTCGGCACGTAACCGTTTGTATGCAGGTAAATCTTTTTTCCAGTTGCGTTCAGTTGCGTTAACTTCCGCTACCTTAGCGCCACGTGACGTGGTGCTGTTTGTTCCCATTCTGATTTGTGATATGCGACACCCGAAGCATCCTTCAATGTCCAGGTTCGGATGTGTTTCCCTATGTTTCATGTTATATATGCCCCGTATCCTGCTGCTGTTAACGTTGCTGCTTCGTCTGTTGTGATTTCTGTTGCGTGCCCACCATAATATATTTTGGAGATTGTCGTCGAATCTGATGGCTGGTTCTCGGTAATGGTTCCGTTTGTCAACAGGAACACGTTGCGTCCACGTGGGCTTAACGCCACATGTTTACCCCATTGGTTTGCTAACCGTTCGTTGGCTGCCAAGTATTGTCCGTTCATGAATTCTCCGACTATGACGGGTGACACAAAGTTGTCTGTTGGTGGGTTGAATGTTGCCATTATGTGATGTTCGCTCCGTATCCTGCTGCTGTTAGTTCTGCTACTTCTGTGTCGTCTAGGAAGATGTCGTGTCCGCCGTAATATATTTTTGATATCAGTTCTGGTCTGCGTGGGTCAGTTGTTTGGTATGTGTTGTCTGTGAGTTTATACAGGTTATATGCACGTGTCCCTTGTGGTGTGTGGGCGAACAGTTTATCTGCATCGGTTTCTGGGTAGCGTGCAGCGAACGAGTAGTCGCTTGTGATGCCGACACGGAAGATGTGCGATTTTGTCCAGTCGGCTGTGCCTGTGCCAACACCTGAACCTGTCGCTGTGCGTACAGAAACTCTTGCACCGATACACGTTTGGGTTCCTGTGCCTGTGCCTGTTGCTGTACGGAAGAACGTGATGAACGCAGAACTCGATGATGTTCCTGTGCCTGAACCTGTGGATGTGCGGATGACAACCGACAAAGAAACGCTGTTCGAAGTACCTGTACCTGAACCTGTCGCTGTTCGTAGTCTTGAGATAACACGTTCAGTTGTGGATGAGCCTGTGCCAGCGGATGCTGTGCCTTGTCGGATAATTGTCAATAGTTGGGTGACAGTTTCAGAACCTTCACCTGAACTTACACCTGTGCGCGGGCTTGTGATAAGCCGTACAGCGGTTTGTGTGCCTTGACCTGAACCCGTGGCGGTTCTCGGTGCGATATGTAAACCGACAGCAACACTTTGCGCTGTTGCATTACCTGAACCTGTAGCGGTTCTTAACGCCGAACGGACACCCGTAGCGGTTTGTGTACCCGCACCCGACCCTGTAGCGGTTCGAATAACAACAACTAAACGAACAGCAGACTGTGTACCTGCACCCGAACCTGTAGCGGTTCTAATTGCTGTAACAAATTTGGTTGCTGTCTGTGTACCTGTACCAGAACCCGTAGCGGTACGCAACCTTGACACAAGTTGAGCAACAGAACTCGTACCAGCACCCGAACCTGTCGCAGTAGCAGACCTAGATTTGAAACCTGAAGCAGTCTGAGTACCTGTACCCGAACCTGTGGCAGTAACCTGAACGGTTGCGAAACCTAAATAGAAACGGCCACCATTGTTGTACGGGAAACCAAAATCTGTGAGTTGACCCAAACGGGTTTGCGACGCTTTATGCGCCACAGATTGCGTACCCGCACCCGAACCCGTAGCACTACGACTTACCGTAGCTTTATATGTTCCCCGATAAAACGGATCGGTTTGAACAAACGCTTCAGTAAAACCCGTGACCGCTGTTTGTGCCATAAGGGGTTATTCCCCTACCGGCTAGTCGAGAGACAGCGTAAGCGAAGTGATCTGAAAAGTATCTCCAGCAGTTACAGCAGCAGACGACGACAAAGCACCAGTCCACAAACAGTTACCGGCAGTCGAGTTATCCCACAACGACCAATGTGTATAGGTTTCTGTTGTTGAAACATTGGTCCAAGTAATTGTCGCTGATGTTGCGATTGAACCCGACGAAGCAGAAGCCCAAGAAGCCGATTGGCGTGACGTATTAGTTGCGGCATTAGATGTGCCGTCTTCACCAGCGTCAGCAGTATGCAATTTCACATACGTTGTTGTTGGCATAGTCCACGAGGTTTTACCTGTGGTGTGTTCCAAAATTTTTAATTCAGCATAATTTGAAATAGACATAAAAACCTTTCAGACGACACTATACATCATACACCATACAAAAGTAGGGCCAGACAGAAGGGGAACTGCCTGGCCCTACATTTATTAAATTACTTCAACTAGATGGGGTTTATGCGCCACCAAGCGAAGACGACGTGTTGAGAACACGGATAGCTGCCTGACGGAAAATTCCGTAGCCACCCAACCAGTACCAACCAATCGGATTGAAACGCATCAACGAATCCACTACTGGACCACGGACAACCTTCGGATATGCTCCGTTGCCATCTGTGATGCTGTGTGCCTTCGCCAACGATTGACGACCCATGATAAGAGTTGAATAGAGGTCAACTGTTGAAGCTGAACCACCAGTCAAATCGAGTGGGGCGCGAGGAGTCTCAATGAAACGAACGGACTCAAACGCACCGATTTCGCCATTGTAGATGTTCGCTGTGTCCACATAGTTATGTGGGTCACGCCACGAAGCTGCACCGGTTTCACGGCGAAGATCGTACGAAACGTCTGGGTGAATGAAACCCATGTACATTCCGTTGAACGTCTGAGCCTTCGAACCACGCAACTGTGCTGTTGCCTTACGAACGTCATTGGCTTCAATGATGTCTTCTGCTTGAACTGTTGCGTTTGATGTTGGAGTTGTTGCACCGCCACCACCGTAAATCACGTTCGTTGCAGCCTTCAAAACGTTGGCGACAACAGTATCGATTGACGATCCTGCGTTGTAACCAATAAGGTTTGCTGCAACAGAATCAACGTCAAGGAACGAAGTTCCACGAAGTTTCGCTGTTGTGTTTACTGTGTTGCCGTATTCGGCAAGAGTGACAGTTACTTGGCTGTCTGCCATCGCTACTGCGGTGACATCAACTGTTTCGCTGAGTGTTGCAGTCGCATCGTCGAGTTCCGAGAAAATCGTGAACGCAACCGATGTTCCAGGCATTGACTGAGCGACAGGCTGTACGTCTGCTGCTGCGTCAAAAAGCATTTCTGTACGGAGCGCGAAATACGCGATCCGGTCAAACGCCGCCTGATCGACTGATAATGAACTTGTTTGTGTATATGCCATGACCTTTAGGGTCTTTCTCCCCAAAGACTTGCTTTGAGGCTAGATGTTTTGTTGTTGATTAACCTGAGCCAGCAGTTGCATAACTTCGTCTTGATTCTTCGCGTTACGGATTTTGGCGTTCCAATCCACTTCAGGATCAACAGACTCACCGAAACTTTTTGCTTTCGAAACCCTATCCCAAGCTTTTTGTTCGGCTTGAATTTCGGCTTTCGGTTGCGTACCTGCGATGAGATTTGCTTCCTGTGCGGCTTGGCGGATCGCTTCTGCTGTCATTTCGCCGTCATAGGCTTTAACGAAGTAGCGTGAAACCGGAGCGTTCAAATCAACGCCCGCTTCCACAAATGCCAACTTGCGTTGCGCCTCTGTAGCTTGTAACAGTTTGGCTTCCAGTTCTTTATTCTTGGCTTCAAGATTTCGAAGCTGTTGACGTACTGGATTCCGTTCTACCTGGTCCTTTGCGTCTTCCTCAAACTCGTAGTTCGTATCTGACATGACCCACTCTTTCTGCCCACACTTGGACTAGAGGAGTCCAAATGGCTGCAATCTCACCCTGTTGTACACACCGAACTCGGGGGGTCCGACGGTTATCCCCAAAGGGGATACCTGTGACTGTATCACCACCCTGAGTGGTTGTCAAGTGTTTAGATTATTCGGCTACACCCAAACCTGTTTGAACAGTACCGGATGTTTGGCCAGTAGTTCTAGCGAACGATCCACCGCCACCAAATTCTGCTTTACGGGTTGCTTGACGTTCTTTAATTTTGCGTTGCGCTTCGACATCGTAACCCAATGCGGCACCAACTTTTTCCTGTTGCGTCAAAGCCTGCTCGCCACCCATCTCGGTGTACAAACCTTCTTGCAGACCCATCGCCGTGAACCCTGCTTCGGCTTCCTGTGCTGTGATGCCACGGGCAGCGATTTCCTCAGCAGTAGCAGCACCTAACTGGAGTCGGCCTTGTTCTTTGGCTCGTGCCGCAATCTTCGCAGCCTCAGCCTGACGGGTCAAAATCGGTGCGGCTTTCGCAGGGTCCAAAAAGTAGGCGGCCAAACCCGCTTCGTTCACACCGTACAGTTCTTGCATCTGACGTTTAACCTCAGGGTCAGCATCCTGCACAGCTCGGAAACCTTCCTGCACACGGGTCTGCAATTCTTGTGGTGACACGTCGCCTTCAAGTAGTGCGGTGAAATCTTCTGTCTGATCGTAGAAACCTGGCGGCAAACCGTTCGATTGTAGGAGTTGACGGTAACTATTTTCTAGTTGCAAATAGGATGCTGGGTCCAGTTCGGCTAAACCTTTTTTGGCTCGTGCGGCGTTCGCAGCAAACCGTTTCTGGTATGCCGGTTGTTCACGGATAGCGAAAACAAGTGCGTCAGGGTTTTGGATATCTACTTCGCCACGAGCATAAACGCCATACAAAAAGTCTGATAACTCACCTAGACCATAGGTTGCCAATACTGCTCGAATCGTGTTCTTCGCATCTGCGCGTGTACCACCAGCAACAGGATCAACAGGCGGAGCAGGTGGAGCAGGTGGTTGCGTTGGATCAAAAGGCAACGAATCATTAATGTCATCAACGGGTCGTTGCGTAGGTTGGACTACTCGTTCCGCACCAGGGATATTTAACGCTGTTTCAACCGCAGCCAACTGCGCAGGATCAACCGCAGCCAACTGCTCAGGTGTAAGAGGAGAAACACCAAGATCAGGAAAAGTGAAACTACCTACATCAGACATTATTGAACCTTTCCAAACGCACGAGCAATAGCCAAACCAATACTCGTAGCATCCTGATTAGCCTGCTTAGTAAACGAATACTTGTACTTATCGTTAGTACGCAACTCAGTCTCCCACTCAGACATCGACAACACACGCGGCTGCCCATCCTTACGATAATTCAAAGCATCACTAAAATCCGTAGCAAAATTAATCGTGTTCGGGTCCAACTCCAAAAGTTTCGCAGCCTTCTCCTTGTATGAAGCAGACAAATCCTCTAACGTCAAACCGGCATCAATCTGTTCCGACAAATGCCCATACGTCGCCTTCGCAGCAAGACGGGCCTTACGAATCAAATCGTCACGAGAAACAGCCACACCATCAGCGTTCGGTGTACCAGCCAAAACCTGTTCAACTTGCGAATCAGCAATATCCCAAAAGTATTGTTTACCGATATCTTTCAAAGCCAAATACGGTGTCGAAGCACGAACCTCTTTGACTGCTAAATCATTAACATATTTGTTGTCAACTTTGCTGAACAGTTCTTTGTATGCCTGCTGTTTAAGGTTCTCACCCTCATAGCCGAACTGTGTGGCTTTCGTCAAAAATTTTGCTAACTGGCCTGAACCCCAAGTAAAGTTGCCGATAGAAGCGGACAGTTCTCGACCTTTTTTACTGGTTTCAAGTTCACGATAAAACGTGGTGCCTTTCCATCTGCGATCAAACTCAACATCTTCTATGATTTGTTTACCGGTTTTTGGGTCAATCGCTTTAGAGAACAAAGTGAACACATCTGCATATTTGGTGCGGTCAAGATCGGTGAACATCCAAGCGTATTGCGGATAGTTCTGTTTAAATAACGGTTCCCACGATCTATCTTCAACAGCAGGGGCAACAGTTGTGCCAGCCTTCAATGCTTGTCGAGCAGTCTTGCGGTTCTCCGGTGTGTCAGGCAAATTAAGTTCAACAAGTTTCTTATCAACTTGTTCTTTCTTTATAACAACTTTTGCCTCACCTTTGCCGTTACCCGTAGGTGGTGGTGGTTCTTCTGCAACTACTTCTGTTGGCGCAATAGCACGAGGACCGACACCTGCGCGAACCGGTTGATCGCCGCCAGTAGAACTAACACCAGTTGTTGCAACAGGCGCGGTTTCAACTGCCGCGGCAGAAGTACCAACAGGTACCACGTTGCCGTCTTTTTGTTGAATTACTAAACGATTAAAAACTAGACCTTGTTTCTCGAAATTTGTGTACGCAGAATTTAACGCCGCCATCGCATTGAGATAAGCGGTTCCTTTATTCGTATCATTCGGATCGCCTTTGTAGGCTTTTACAGCAGAATTATATTGCTGTTCTAAAATAGGTATTTGAATATCAGCTTTTTGTTGTAACTGCGTTTTCTTGTATGCCACATCAGCCGTGGTTTTGGCTTGTGTTTGGGCGGCTTCATCGGCAGCCTTTTTTAATGGGTCATAAATTTTCTTTTTAGCATCACGGACATCTTTAGCCGCCTCATATTTTTGTTGTATTGAAGCATAAGCAGCAGTACCAGGTATAGCTTTACCTAAATCTGTAAAAAGTTTGTCAACCAATGCTTGTGCATCGGTAAGTGCTTTTTCTGCTTTGCTTAGTTCATCCATTACGCCCCCAAAGCCTTAATGCTTTGATCCATAATCGCAGCCAAATTACCGGTAGCAAAACTCTGCGCCTCAGGTTTAAACTGTTTAAGAATCTGTTTTTCTGCAACAGTCGAAGGTTGAGCCGCCGAAGTAAACACCCCACCAGCAGCCTGCTTCTGTGCCTCAGCAATCTCCATCTGCTGATATGTTTTAGCAAACTTTGCCGCCATCGCATCATCAACTTCGTAACCCAACAAATCTGTTGACGCTTTACGGAACACAACTTTAAGATCATCCGGCGAAGTAACACGAACCGATGGGGCTTTGCCACCCGCACCTTTTACTTGCGGTGTGCCTTCAAGAATTTGAAAAGCAGTCTTATAGGTAACACCGTTAGCGTTCGCAACATTGTTTAAGAACTCTGCCATCGCGCTACGATCAACCGAATCAACTCTGTTCGTACTCGGTTTCGAGTTACCGTAATATCCGCGTGTTTGCAACAGGTTTGTGTAATACTTGTATTGGGTTGGGTTTTTGATGAGTTCCAACAAAATCGTGTTCGCATCAGTTAGCGGGCTAAGGTCGTACTGTGCGCGGGTAACAATACCGTTTTCATCAACCAACAATGGGCCTCGATAAACAGTTCTACGACCAGCACCACCACCGCCACCGGTTTCAAAATCTTTCGGATCAACAGCAATACCTTGTGCTGTGCCTTTAACTATGCGCGACGGGAAACCGTAACCAGCCAAATAGTTCGCACCACTTTGCTGACCGGCAGAACCAAAAAAAGCCAACAATTCTTCCTGGGTCATTTCCGAGATTTTTTTGTCGCTAGTAGCGGTCTGTGTATCTTTAGGGTCTCCAGCCATTAGTCCTCAACCTCATACGAAAAAAAACGTTGCCACACACGGCCAAACTCAGGGTTTTCTAAAATAAGCATCTCGCCCATACTAGCCAACTTGTCTCGAAGGTATTGAGTTTGCTTTGATTGTTTAATGTTGTTTGATCCGAACTGTTGCAAAGCGATGTTTTGTGCCGCAGTCCGGAACGTTAAATAAGTGTTAATTGTTTGAGCTATCGGACTGTTAGCCACACGAGGATCAGCAACCAAACGGGCCATGTCTTCAACCTGGTTGTCGTATTCGCCCACCTTAAACTCTGCCACCAATGGGAAACCTGGCAGTTCGGCGTGTAACGCTGCACGATACTGCTTCAAAAGATTACGGTTATCCTCTGAAGGGAATTGGCCAATCTGTTTTCTAGCCCAACGATACTTCGCTGAACCGATACGTTCCTGAGCCAAATCAATGATTTCTTTGTCAGTTAACCGTTCACGTTTACCGCTACGGATTTGGCGATCCCATACAGCGAACGAGAAATCGTCGCCACCTGGCGCAAGATATGAAGCGATGTCTGGGAACTCTTTTAACAAATCGCCGTTGGATCGTTCCCAATCACCGAACTGTTCCGTGGCTTCCAAACCTTGAACCGTTGACTTAGATTTTGATGAAATGTAGAGACCGGCATCGTCACCGAACTGATCCAAAAAGGTTTGGACAGCCGAATCGTAGTCTTTTGTTTGCAAAGCATAGAACTGTTTGATTAGTTCGCTAACAAAAATGTCGCCGTCTTTAGTGGTGATTTTGAACTCTGTCGCACCGGCTGTTGGTCCGATGAACTGTGATAACGCTCGGAACGCTGTCAACCATTGTGCTTTGCCTTTAGCGTCTGATTGCAACTTTTTAATTCCTTCAGAGTCGTTCATGTCGTATTTGCCGGTGGCTGACAACGCACGTAAAGTTTCAACATAGGTGTTGGCGTAAACGGTGTCCATTTTGCCTTCGTTACGGGTTAATGCCTGCAAAAGTTTTTGTGCGTAACCTGGCACGATTGCCCCACCAGTTGCCCGAATATCTTTGCGACCATACGGCAAAAGCACTTCAACAATCTTGTCTGTCTTCGGTGTATCAGGAATAATTTTTGATGCCGCTAACTGTGCGAACGGCCCAAGCGCAGGGAACACCTGTAAACCTTGCGACAATCTTTGCAAAGGTGCTTTCAACGGCGCATCCAAACCTGTGATCGCTTTCGCTAAAGCACCCGAAGCAGGGAACATGAAAGTCATAGCGTTAGTCACAGGATCGTTGTAGAAGAACCCTCGACCATCGTTATCTGGGTCGGCGTTCGCTGCGGCGTTATATATGCGGGTTGTGTTGCGATACAAAGAAACAGGGTCTTCTCGGAAGATATGGCTGTATGTGCCGATGATTTCTTTCCACGCTGGGGCGAACGGGGCGATGATACGTAGGATGTCTTCAAGGTTTGTTTTGTTGCTTGCGTCGTACAGCAAGCCTTTAGTTTTTTCTAGTCCGACGTGTTTCGCGTAGTCGTCTAGTTCTTGCAAAGAAGCGGTGCCGTTGCCTTTTGATGCTCGTTTCAAATCTTTTAACAGTTTTGGACTGCCAACGTATTCTTCGATGTTTTGGCCGGCTTCTTTTGCTGCTTCACTAATGGCTTTCAAAGCGTCTTGTGCGCCTTCTGGTGAAAGTTCGTCAACATATTTGCCGACTTCTTCGTAATAGTATTTTCTGAAAACCGGTGAACGTTCAAGTTTGCGGGTGATTGAACCGTAAAGTTGACCGAAGAACCAGTTGGTCGGGCGATCCAAAGATTTACGCCAAGTGCTTGTGTTGCGTTCTGTTGCCAAAATTTCTCGTTTAAGTACCTCTGGTAAACCTTTTTGCCCATCCCAAAGTTGTGTTTTCTGTACAACGTCACGGAACTGCGGTGTGCCCACACCGTTATTGCCAAAAGCAGTAACGAACGTTGAGGCTTCTTTGCCTGCTTTTTCTGTAACAATAGGTTGTATTTCTGCTACAAAATCATCAGGGTTAAGAATTTTGCTTTCGATAAATCGTTCACCAGTTTTTTCATTTACAAGTTTTGTGATGACACCAAAAGTTGGATTGTTTGGGTCTGAACTTGTAACTACGGTTGAACCAACTCGAATTGGTGTTACTTCAAAAGGGATAACGTCAGACATTGTTTGCCTTAACACAGGTGCAAGGTTTCCTTTAGCGTCACGCAAAGGGATGCGGTTGAAAGCGTAGGCAAATTCGATGTCGGGTATGTTGCCTGTCAACTCTTGGACATTGTTTACAACTATTCGTTCAGCGTGTTGGAACAACAGTTGATCTACTTCTTCTGCTGAAACCTGATCAAAAAGCACAGGTGCCAAACGGCCTTTAGTGCCAGCAGTATCTATGATTTCAAAACCCGAAGCGTAAGCCTGTTTAAGCGTGTTAAAGGTTTTCTTATCGGCTTTGATAGCGGCCACAATGCGTTCTTTGGCAACCAAACGAGCCTCACTTGTGACCCCACCAAATTCAACAAATGTCGAAGCGGCAATTTTTTGCAATGGGTCAGCGTGAACAAGATAACCGTTTTGTGCTACGGCATCCGTGTGCAATTTCATTCCGTTCACATCCGAACGAGTAGCCCTGGACCATGCACCAGTTTTAACCATGTGGTCAAAAATTTCTTCAGGCCCCAAACCTTGTTGACGTAAACCGAAAGTCATCGCTTCTCGAACATCGTCAACATATTCTTCAAGTTTCAAACCAGTTAACAATTCGCCTTTCAAAGACGTGCGCTTAGATTGGCCCAACACAAGTGAAATGTATTCAAACGGGTGGGTGAACACCGACGGCAAACCTGAAAACGCCATACGAACCTGGGCATCAAGCGAGTTACGGACAACATAACCGCCAGTCATTAAGGTCAACGGTTTCCAAATTTGGTTCTGTAAAACGTCAATGGCTTTGAAAGCGGCACGTTCTTCTCCTGTGCGTACACGCATTGACACGTTTTGTTTTAATGCTTCGCGTTCTGCCTGTAAAGTCCTAATTGCTTCAGCTACAACATCTGGATCGCCAAGCCCTGTTGAGGCCATTTGTTGATAGTAGGCAATATCGCCACCAAGTTTGTCATATAGTTCTTCGTTAACAATTTTTGTAACGTCACGACGAACACTTTTGCCACCAATACCACCAACAAAATTGCCTATGGCCAAAGATCGATTATCTAATTCCTTTTTTGCTAATTCGTAAGATTGTTTGATTTGTGCATATTCAGGAGTATTAGGCGCAGTATCATCTAACTGTTTTTTAAGCCCCGCTATTTTTGTTTTTATTGCAGCAAGATCACCTTTGGTACCCGCAAAAGTTCCAAAACCAAAGAACCGGTTGGATGTCAACCTGCGCAACTGTCGAACATCAGGCAACACCTGTACTCGTTGCAACATTTCGGATATCTGCAAAGGCGAAATGATACGGAAATCTCCGCCTTCGCCAAAAGTTTTAACTAAAGTTTCTATTTCCTCTAAAGGCAAAAAGTCTCGGTTGCTGTTAGCCAACCATTGAGCCATGCCGTTGTCGGTTGTTACGCCAGCACGATTCAACATATATAGCCTGACTTGATCCAAGCCTTCACGAACTTGACGGAAAACATCATCACGGACTTCTTGCGCAACCCCGTTAAGTTTCAACACTTCATCAATCGCTTTATTAAAAGTTTCTAAAACCGCGTATTGTTCAGGCCGCGTACCTGTCTCAGAAAAACTTTCTATTGCTTCCGCACCAATACGAGAAACGGTGTCCTCATCTGCGCCGACGGTACGCAAATAATTGATAATGTTTTTTGCGGCTTTAGAGTTCTGGAACCTGTCACCACCAACGATCAAGCCTTCTTCGGGTTTTTCGGTCAGATATTTTGTTACGACACGGCTAGTGTTTTTAACACATTTGCAGTTTGAGATCCG